ACGGGACGCTGCACCATACGCTCGCATTGTGTGGATTGAAGGTAACCACGAAGCACGTCTCACAAACTCAATCTTGGATAATGCAAAAGCATCATTTGGTTTGAAGCAAGGAAATAAGCCAGATAGTTTTCCTGTGCTCTCTGTGCCCTTTCTGTGCCGTCTAGACGAGTTTGGTGTTGAGTACCTTGCTGGATACCCTGCAAGTCAACTGTGGTTGAATAACCGCATCAAGATTATTCACGGCCACAAAGTTGCTTCTGGTGGTTCTACTGCTCACAAGTATTTAGGTACTGAGAAAGTTTCTGTAGTGTACGGACATATCCACCGCCGTGAATGGGCGGAGCGCACTCGTCAAGATTGGGATGGTGCAAAAACAGTAGCCGCTATTTCATTTGGTTGTCTTGCTCGTGTGTCTGGTGAAGTACCCTCCACTAAAGGTGGTATTGACCTTGATGGTCGCCCACTTACAATCGTAGAAGACTGGCAACAGGGTTTGGGAATCATTCACTTCAAAGAAGGAGAAGGTCCGTTTCATCCTGAAATGCTCCCTATCCATGATGGAACAATGTTTTATAAGGGCAAGGTATTTGGGGAATGACTACTATTGTTGGAATCCAAGGCGATGGTTATGCCATAGTCGCAAATGACTCACGAGTGTCGGACACAGACTCCAATGGGTTTGTGTCACGCATTACAACTGTGCGCCCTGGTTCTGGCAAGGTTGCCAAACATGGCAAGTACCTAATCGGAGCGGCTGGAGATATGCGTGCAATTAACATTCTTCACCATGTATTCAGCCCTCCAACACCTCCAGCAAACACAATGGGTGTCAGATTAGACAAGTTCTTTACAAGTCGTTTTATCCCAGACCTGCGTGAGTGTTTTGACTCACAAGGTTACTCATCCCCTACAAATGACCAATCAGACCATATTGCTGAACAAGGGTCATCAATCCTCGTGGCAATCCATGGAACCATCTACGTTGTGGACAGCGATTACTCCTGGACTTCCGATAACAATGGTCTCTATGCTCTTGGGACGGGGGGACCATACGCACTGGGTGCTCTTAAGGCTCTCTTTCCCAAGAAGAAGTTGACCGCTCCACAAGCGAAAAGTCTTGCCCTTAAGGCGCTCACTGTTGCTGCGCATTATGACCCGCATACTGGTCCTCCATTCTATGCACACGTCCAAGAGCAATAAGTCTTCAGATAAAGTATCATTAAGGATACCCTATCACAAGGAGCATCCATGGCTACCAAGAACCAACAGGTCGCAGACCAAACTCTTAAGGGTGCAGTTGTTGGCGCACTTTCTTACTTCCTCGCTAAGGCAAATATTGACCCAGGCGCACAAGCAGCAATCATGCCACTTGTCATTACTGGTCTTGCCTACGCAAGCACCCTCGTTGGTGATAAAGGAACTGCCGCTTTCTTCTCTAAGGCTTCCAAGGAACTGCCTACAATTGTTGCAGAAGTAACTGCCGCTGTTGAAGAAAAGAAGGAAGTCGCTAAGAAGGCAGCACCTGCAAAGAAAGCAGCACCTAAGAAGACCGCACAGTAAAACTGTAGTAGGGTCTAAAACATGGCAGTTGACTTTTGGTCACCATCTTATAGAGCGGCATCTAGCGACCTTACCGTTGCCATCAGCCCCTTGGGATTGGTGGAACTCGCAGATGAAGAATTTGAGGTTCATGGTCCACGCCTGAACCGTTACAGTGCTGCGTGGGCTTGGTACCTTGGTCACCACTGGTCGTATCGCCGTGAGATGGGTGAATCCCAGTTCTACATGAACTATGTCCGTACCATGTCGGACTACATTACAAACTTTTGCTTTGGTAAAGGTATTCAATTTCATGTACCTGAACAAAACGCAGCAATCATTCCCCCACTACTGCACAAAGTTTGGGATGGAGATAACTCAAAGCATTATGTACTGTGGGAGATGGGCCAGTTGGCTTCTGTTACAGGTGACTGCTTTGTTAAAGTTGCCTACGAAGAACCTTATGTTGACTCTGTAGGTCTTCAACATGAAGGCCGCATTCGTATCATTCCGTTGAACCCAGCACATTGCTTCCCTGAGTATCACCCTCATGACCGTGACCGCTTGATTCGTTTTAAGTTGAAGTACCGTTTCTGGGGAACTTCCCCTGAAGGAACTCGCCAGGTTTATACCTTTACTGAGATTTTGTCTGATGATATGGTTCAGCAGTTTGTCAACGATGAATTAATTGACCAGTACCCAAATGCACTTGGTCAGATTCCTGTTGTACACATTCCTAACACAACTATTTCTTCGTCTCCTTGGGGTCAGTCAGACATTTGGGACATCATCCCACTTAACCGTGAACTCAATGAGAAAATGGTTGAAGTTTCTGACATCATTAACTACCACGCATCCCCTGTGACAATCATCACTGGAGCCAAGGCTTCTCAATTAGAGCGTGGACCTAAGAAAGTATGGGCAGGTCTTCCCAAGGACGCAAATGTATACAACCTTGAGTCTCGTGGTGAGATGTCAGGTGCCTTGGAATACGTTCAGTTTCTGAAACGTACCATGCATGAAATTACAGGGGTTCCTGAAACGGCCCTTGGACAGATGCAACCAATTTCTAATACCTCTGGTGTGGCTCTTTCTATTCAGTACCAGCCAATGATGAACCGCTACAGCATGAAGAAAATTCACTTCACTAAGGGTCTTGAGCGTATTAACGAAATCATTATCCGCACAGCGGCAGTATTTGAACCTTGGTCATTTACCTATGACCCAAGTAAGGCTTACCAGCCAGAGCGTGACCAACTCACCCAGTTGGACCCAGCCGACCCCCTTACTTATAAAACAAGTATTCACTGGCCTGAGCCACTCCCTGTTGATGTTCTTATCAAACTTAATGAAGTACAGGCCAAGATGGGCTTGGGTCTTGAATCCAAGGAAGGCGCATTGCGTATCCTTGGCGAAGAATTCCCACGTGAGAAGTTGGCTGAAATCTTTGAAGAACTGCAAGATGACGCTATTGACCAAGGTGCCTTGGACATGATGCGTGCACAGATTCAGCAAGCAATTATGCTTGCCACGGGTATGTTACCAACTCCTGACGGGGGTGCTCAACCTGCTCCTGCTGGAGATGGTAATGTTAATACATCGGATGGCGCAGCCGCTCCGATGCCTGGACTTGGTGCAGCAATGCCCATGGAAGGGGAAATTGTAAATCAAATAGTTGCAAAGGCATACGGAGCCAGGTTCGCCCAGCGCCGTAATCCTGACGAAGACAAGTAAAACGTTTCATTAAATTAGTTCAGATAAGCCAAACTAACAAGGTAGGTAACACCATGGCAAAGAACCCTAACGTCCCTGAAGGGGACATTATTTCCGTCCCTGTTGACGCTCCACAAGTGGAGCAGTTCGTAGAGGATGCAATGAAGAGAAGCAACTCTAAAGTCTTTTCTGAGGATGAAGTAGAAAACATCCGCAAGCAGGAAAAGGACAAGATGTACAAGCGTCTTGAAGAGGCTGATACCCGTGTGAAGAGCATGGAAGAGCAAATGGCAATTATTGCCGCAGAGCGTGAGGCTGCTCGTAAAGAAGCCGAAGAGCGTGCAAAGCAAGAGCAGGAACTCATCAAGCAACGTGAGGTTAATGAACTCAGTGCTAAAGAACTCCTCCTTAAGAAGGAAGATGAGTGGACCCAGCGTTTTAATGACGTTGAGAAGGATTACAAGGCTCGTATTGATGCCATTGAAACCCAGCGTCAGGCTCAAGAAGCACTCCTTGAAAAAGAACGCCGTATTCAGGAAATCACTGCATACCGTAATAGTCGTGTTCAGGATGCCGCCGACAGCATCATCCCTGAACTACAAGACCTCGTCTTTGGAAATACCGAAGAAGAGATTGAAAATTCAATTGCAATGCTTACAGAGAGAAGTAATGCTATTATTGAATCAATCCAGCAAGCGACTGCGCAACAGCAAGGTCGTTTGCGGGGTGCGCCAGTAACGGCTCCCCCTGTTGGGCCAATGGAAACTCAGACGGAATACCAATCATTGACAGCGGAGGATATCCGCAACATGCCGATGGACCAGTACATGAAGATGCGAGACAGGCTCCTCAACGCCCGCCCTTCACGGGGCAGGTACTAAAACATAACAACCCTTATCCTAGGAGGATAAACTCATGGCCCTTCCCGCCCCACAAGGTGGTGCTATCACAGGTGCTGGTCTTGGTTCAATTACCACGACTGGTTACTCAAGTGACAGTACCCTCTCCCCAGCAATTCAGCAAATCTGGTCCAAGGAAATCTTGTTCCAAGCAATGCCAGTACTCCGCTTTGAGCAGTTCGCTGTTAAGAAGACGGAACTCGGCGTTATGCCTGGTCTCACGATTAACTTCATGCGTTACAACAACCTCTCTGTTAGCGAAGCCACTGGTGCTGAACTGACTGAAGGTGTTCGTATGGAGCCAGTCGCTCTTTCCGCAAGCCAGATTCAAATCACCGTTAAGGAACAAGGTCAGGCTGTTGCAGTCACCGAACTCCTTCTTAACGCATCATTTGATGACGTTATGGCTTCTTCTTCACGCCTCCTCGGTCGTCACATGGCACAGTCCATGGACATCCAGGCTCGTAACACGTTGTACTCACCAGGTACCCCATTTGGTGGCGGCGCAGCCGTTGCACCTTCGGTGGTCTTTGGTCGCACACCTGCTGCAAGCCGTGGCTCTATTTCTCCATACGATGCAGGTACCCTTGGTTCCGCTTCTAACCCTGGTTGGCTTTCGCCTGCTGCCATTAAGGACGCAGTTGAAGTTCTCGCAGGTCAGAACATCCCTCGCCTTGGTGACACCTACGTTTGTTTCGTACACCCATCACAGAGCCGTGCGCTTCGTGACTGGCCAGAATTCATTGAAGTAACAAAGTATGCCGCTCCAGGTAACTTCATGCTCGGTGAAATCGGTCGTATCTATGACGTAGTGTTCATTGAGACCACACAGGTTCTTAAGGGTCAAACCGCTGGAACTGACGTTGTTGACCTTTCGCCAGGTACAAACGGTTACCAAGACCCAACTGCTGACTCGTACTCAGCAATCATGATTGGTGACAACGCATTCGGTCAGGCAATTGCCCTTCCAGTTGAACTCCGTGACGGTGGTGTCATTGACTTCGGTCGTGAGCACGGTTTGTCATGGTACGCAATCTGGGGCTTTGGTGTCATCACCGCAGAATCCCGTGTGCTTATCAACACCAAGGGTGGCGCAATCTCCTAATAAGGAGCCTGCAATCTACTAAGATGTCGGAGGGGGGGTCCCTTAAGACCCTCCCTTCAACACAACAATTTACGTTACAGAAACTAGGAGTCAATATGACCACCAAAAAGACCAATATCTTTGCAGAACCAGTTGAAGAGGAAGAAACAGAATTTGTCGTTTCTAAGCCTCCTACTGATTCAAACATTCGCCGTGCTCGCATTAAGGGCACTTGGCTTATGCATTGGGGTACACAGAAGTACAACTTTGAGGACGGAAAGACATTCCACATCCCCGCAGACCTTTATGAGTACCTCAAGACCAACGGAAATATCTACGACACCTTATGAGGTAACTAATGGGCTTTACCATTCCCAACTACACTGATGCTGTAACAAACAAGGAAGTTGGCGACCAGGCAGAGCCCGATAGTGTAGATTTTCAAATCTTGGGTAACCCATCTAATGGTGTGGTTTATGACCCAACAAACTTCGCTAACAATGCTCGTGTTCGTTCTGAAGAGACAATTAGTAACTCTGTAAGAATTGACCCTTATAAAGTTTTTATTAATGGTGTTTATTATGCCAACACCTCAGCCAGCATCACCCTTTCTTTAGGGGAAGGTACTGCCAACCCTCGTTTTGACTTGGTAGTTATCCGAGCATCATCACCAACTGCAAGTTCTGCTGTAGTTATTGCAGGCACTACAAGTGCAACAAACCCAGAGTTTCCTGCTATTACCGAAAATGACGTAGTAATTGCTGCTGTCTATCGTTCTGGTGTCGGGGTATCTGGTTATATTGATAGTAGCCACATTGTTGATAAGCGTCTGTTTTTAAATAGTAACCAGACATGGGTAAAAGCCTTTAGCCCCATTACCAATACTGATGGTAGTGCCACAAGTGCAAAGATTGGTGACTTATGGCTGGACACAAGTGCTACTGCCAATGGTCAGACAATGTTATGGGTAAAACAGGCATCAGGGTCTTGGAAAAACATTTCTTCGTACATTGAAGCAACCAACAGCGCAATAGCCAATACTTTGGTATTACGTGATGGTAGTGGCAATTTTAACGCTACCAATGCCAGTAACGCAACCACGGTTGCTAATTTGGCAGTGCATGGTGGTCGTAATAATGAGTCTAACAAGGTAGTTAGGACTGACGGAAATGGTTATCTACAAACTGGGTATATCAACGCAGGTGGAGCACCATACGATGAATATAATCAGTCAAGCCCTGACAGAGTTTGGGGTTCCAATGGTGGTGGTGACGCATACCTTCGTACATACCGTACTTCATCATTAAGCGTTGCTAGTGCAGCATATGCTGAAAATGCTAACAACTTAGATGGTTACTCGTCTTCAATTACAGGTGAACCAAATACAGTTGCGCTGGTTGATGGCATTGGTATTTTGTCTGCTAAATATTTTGGAATGGGCGTAAGCAACGCAACTTTTTGGGTTGCCACTACTTATTCTGGTGACACAATTTTTAGAGCAGTTGGTAACACAGGTGTTTATGGTCAAGCAGTTGGTACTAGTGGAACTAGGGCAGTATACGTTAACTCTAGTGGAACACTGGGAGTCGCAAGTACATCTAGTCGTAAATACAAAGAAAATATTGTTCCTTACATAGATTTAACCAATAAGTTATTAAATGTAAGTCCAGTTATTTTTGATTACAAAACGGGTGTGCTTGAATCAGACCACGATAATGACAGATTTAACCAGTTTGGTTTAATTGCAGAAGAAGTGCATGATGCTGGTTTAACGCATTTGGTTTCTTATGACAAACAAGGGAAACCAGATGGTATTTCTTATGAAAGAATATCTCTTGAACTGCTTAGTGTTGTTAAAAACCTTAATGAAAAAATTAAGGTACTTGAAGCACGGGTTGATGAACTAGAGGATAAGTAATGGAACGTCCACTTCCTGAACCCACGGGAACAGTTGCAGACATTACAAAAATTCGTAGTATTACTGCGCACAGGTTTCGTGAACAACAGCCACAGATGAACGAACCATCTAGTGACACTATCCCTGGAAAGGGTTCAGGAGACGAATAATGGCTACCTTAACACCCCTTGAGCACACCATGGAATTGGCTCGCAACTACTTACGAGACTTCCCCAAGTTCTTTCAGGTCAACTTTGACGCTGTTGGGCGTACCTTTGAATTAGGTCAGCCTAATATTGATACCAGCACCATTTGGGTTGCCTCAGTTGCAGGTGCCAGTGTTAATGAACTTACCCCAAATGCTTATTCAATAGATGCCCGTAATGGTATTTTAAGGCTTGCTGCTACTCCTCCTGCTAATAGCAAAATCCTCATTGAGGGTTACTACTATGAGTGGCTACTCCCTGCTGACCTCCAGTTCTATGCAGAACGCTCAATTAACTTCCATACTCCAACAATTAATGTACCTTTAGAGCAGGCAAGTGCCGCTGTATTGGACGTGGTAGGCCTAGGAGCCCTTGTAGAGGCTCTACAAGCCCTTATGACGGAATATGCCCGTGACATTGATGTTATGACCTCTGAGTCCATTCACATCCCTGGTTCTCAGCGTTTCCGTATGCTTCAAAGCCTTTGCCAACAATGGGAAGTTGAATACCGTAAGCACGCCAATAACTTGAACATTGGTCCTGAGCGCATTGAGCAGTTCAGCCTTCGCCGTGTATCCCGCACAACCAACCGACTTGTACCTTTGTACAAGGCTAAGGAACTTGGAGAATACGGTCCTATGGAACGTATCTTTGCTGAAACTAGCGAAGGTCATATCCTTACAACAGAGCCAGACGAGCCATTGCGTGAGGATGTTTACATTGACACTTCTCCGCCTGCTAGTTACACGAGCAACGCCTACTTCTAATGGACCTCCGTGTAGAAGCGAATAACATTCGCAAGCAATACCGCAGTTACCAGTCTTATGCTGGTGAAAGCGTTATCTGGTACGAGCATGAACCCCTTGCTAACGCTGCCAGCGCAGGTTCCCTTTATGACGATATCTATGATGAAGGTATCGCAGGTACAGGTGGCAAGTCTTTTAAAGATGGGATTGTGGTACCCGTTCTGATGATTACAGAGTCAGAGGACACCAAGCGTGCTATTCCTGAGGGTCGTCAACCCATGGAGATTGTTAACCTTGTGGCATCTGTTCAGGACTTCAGAGATGCGGGAATTGACTCCGTCTATGAGTACAAGCACCATCTCAATGACATGTTCCTCTACGATGGTAGATACTTTTCTGTAATGTCCTACCGTATCCGTGGTCGCCTTCGGGATGACATCCTGGTGGTCGTTGAAGGTCTTGAGGTTTACATAAATCAGGAAATGCCCTTTGACCCAGGTCCTGACCCATATACAGTAAACAACTATCCTTGGCCTACAAGACTCCCTGGTATTTGATAAACTTGTACTATCCTTGATGAGCGTCAAGGTGTTACATTTGCCCAGAACTTCGTAAGGACCAAGCCATGACAGGCTCTTCTTCAACACAACCTAGCGATAGTTCGGCACCCCTTTTAAAGGGCACCCCAGAGTTTATTGGGCACTTTGAAAGCCTTATTAGTAACTTTAAGAACGCTGTAGCCAGTGCTATTGAGCAGATTGCCAAAGAGGAACAGGAAAGTATCCGCCAAACAGCCTCTGCTTCTGATGCTGGGTGGGCAGATTTGTCATCACAAATCACAGTCCAGTACTCTGATGAAGACAAAGAACTAAAGTATTCTGTGGCTACCAAGAATGATACAGAAGCATACAAGGTCCAAACACTAGAGTTTGGTGATGAAAAGAACCCAGCAACTGGTCTTCTTAGGTCTCGTGCTAACCGTAGCCGTGATGGTTTTCAAGACCGTGTTACAGAACTTGCCCACAAAATTGCTATGGGCGGTAAATAGTGGCTCGTACAGGGTTCCTGCTTGCAGAAGATGAGGCTATTAAGGCTCGGTTGACTGGCATTACAGTAACTGATGACCGCAATAACAACAGACCCATTCAAGTCTTCTTTAGGTACCCAGATGCTGAGACAGAGCGTGAGTACCCTTTCATCACAATTGAGATGTTAGACATTGTCCACGCTAGGAACCGTCAACATTCAGAACTTCCTATTGTTTATTACAACACGGCTGGGGGTGCTTCTGCACCTGTTGGGGCATCGGCTGCTCCTAATGCCATGAATTATTGGCCTAGCAATTCCGCTGATTTTGGATACCTGAATAACAAGAATAATTTCCAAGTACTTGTTAGTAATGAATTTGTGCCCGTAGACCTTTTGTACCAGGTGTCTACATTTACTCGTAGCGCCCTCCATGACCGCCAACTGAGTGCCACCATGCTAACCAAGGTTTTCCCGTTCCGAACGGGGTCTATTCATGTACCAGCAGACAACACCGACCGAAGGTTGGAACTGCTTGACTGGTCTACTGCTGACTTGCTTGACCCTGAAGCGGGTTATCGCAAGCGCATTTTCCGTAAGGTTTACACGTTGCAGATGTCGGCTGAACTGCCTTCGTCTGATGTATATGGCACCAAGCAGACCACTGACATAGTCGCTAATATTGACTATACGAATTAATAAAAGATTGCCCACCACCCACTTCCTCTAGGAGAAGAAATGACATACTCACGACCAGGGATTTACGTAACCGAAGGTCCTTTTACAACCAATGTGCCCAGTAGCCCCGCTACCGTTGCATCTGCTTTTGTAGGAACCGCTGAACGTGGTCCAACATCACCTGCCCTTGTATCATCTTGGAACTCATACAAGACCCAATTTGGTGACCTTAACGCAAACTACGAAATGGGTTATGCCCTCTATCATTTCTTTGCAAATGGTGGACGTACCGCTTATGTAACCCGTGTTGTTTCAGGTGCCAGCACAACCGCTGCCGCAACAGCAACATTCTTGGGGACAGTGAACAGCGTTAATGCTCAGACTGCTTTTAAGTTGCGTGCTCCAAACACTGGTGCTTGGGGTAATAACCTTAAGGCAACCATTACCGCAGGTACAAATACTTCTACTTTGGGAACTTTTAACCTCGCAGTTTCGTACAACGATGTGGTTGTAGAAAACTGGTCGGAGTTGAGCCTAGACAAAAATGACTCACGTTACATTGAGTCAATTGTAAACAACTACTCTTCATACGTTTATGCTTATGATGTTTTGTACAACTCTTCAGCAAGTGCTTCATTTGCTGCTGGTACAACTTATGCAGTAACCCCAGTTTCTAACACAGCATTTACTGGTGGTAATAATGGGTCTGCTATCACAACAACCGCTAATGGTGACTGGAACACAGCCCTTGTGAAGTTGAATAACGTTGAAGGCCAGTTGACTATCAACCTTGTTGGTCAGTCAGACCAGACCCTCATCAATAATGCAATCTCTTATGTCTCATATGTAGACGAGGACACAACACCTAACTCACGCAAAAACTCTTTCCTGGTTATTGACCCATCTAGCACAATTACCGATGCTGCAAGTGTTAAGACCTTGGTGTCTGGTTACACCGCATCTTCATATGCGGCTGTTTACTATGGCATGTTGAAGATGACAAACCCCGCAGTTCGTGGTGCTGGTGCGTTGCGTGACACATACCCTGGTGGAGCCATTCTTGGTCTTTACCAGCGTGTTGATGCAGAGCGTGGCGTTGGACGTGCCCCTGCTGGGTATTCATACACCCTTCAAAATGCCTTTGGTGTTGTCACCTCTTACAGTGAAGCCAACATGGGTTCTATGTACACAGACCACATCAATGTTCTTAAGAACGTTCCTGGTGCTGGTGTCATCGTAAATGGTGCACGCACCCTTAAGAAGACAGACATCACAAAGTACATTCCAAACCGCCGAACACTTAACTTTATTAAGGCACAGGTTGAGAGTGTTACACAAGTTGCTGTATTCCAGCCAAACACTGAACGCCTGTGGTCCAGCATTTCTGGAAGCATCGCTGGTGTTCTGTCTGACCTTTGGTCATCTGGAGCACTCGCAGGACGTAGTACCTCAGAAGCCTTCTACATCACATGTAACACAACTAACAATTCACAAGCAACAATTGATGCTGGTGAAATTCATGTGGAAGTTGGTGTGGCTTTACAAACACCTGCTGAATTCATTGTCATTACTGTCGGCCAGTTCACTGGCGGCAATACCGTTACCGAAACACTCTAAGGAGTAATCATGCCCACTACACGCACAGACCCAATCCGTTCGTTTAAATTTGAGGTTGAGTTCATTGCCCCATCGTCAACACGTACTGCTGATGACACCTTCTATGGTCCTACCCCAGTACCAGTTGCCCCAGGTGCCCCAGGCTCAAGTGCTAACTCGCTTGCAGCATTTGCAAATGGTCTTGGCAACCTTGGCTTTGCAGCCATGTCGGGATTGGCCGTGACCAACGAAGTTATTCAGTACCGTGAAGGCGGTATGAACACTCATCCACATAAGATGGTTGGTCAAACAGACTTCGCACCAATCTCTTTCAACCGTGGTGTATTTCCACAACAAGACCAACTTTGGAAGTGGCAGCGTTTCATTCACAACTGGCAGTCAGGTGCTGCTGGTTCTACAGGTGGCGCTGATTATCGTTGTGACGTATTGGTGTGGGTCTATGACCACCCACACTCCAATGCAACATACACAGACAACGCTGGTGAAAGTTTAACCACCCTTGGTGGTAACAAGAAACTTGGTATTAAGATTTTCAATGCATGGCCTGCATCGTTCACAATGAGTGGACTTAATGCAAGTGGCAGTGAAATCATGGTCCATGAACTCAGCCTTGTACATGAAGGTTTTATCCTTGCATGGACAAAGACTGAGATGGACAACCTTGCGGCCATTCGCTAAATAACAAAACCCTATTGGAGAATTAAATGTCAGAAATAAGTCAAGCACAAGCAACTGCTGCTAATGAAGCAATTCAAGACCCAGCCCCACGCATTAGCCCTGCACCAGTGACCAACGTGTCACTGATGCGGGGTGTCAAAGGGTTTGAGGATTGGGAAACAGACGCAGTAATACGAGAACTTAATGGAGAAGACGAAGAAGCAATTGCTTCGTTAACTAGCAAAGAAGGACTTGTATATAGCGATTATATGAGTGCTCTTCTTAAGAGAGCAGTTGTATCTATTGGTGACACCAAAGTAAAAGACAACCCAAGTATCATTGATAATTTAATTATTGGTGACCGTGACTTATTGTTTGTAGGAGCCATGAAAGCAACCTATGGTCGCTTCCGTGAAATGGAAGTTACTTGTGGTAACTGTGGTTCTACTAACTTTGTAACACTTAACTTGGATGAAGACTTCAAATTTGAACGCCCAAACAAAGATTTCACAAAGCCACTAACGGTTGAACTACGAGATGGTTCTACTGTGCGGATTAATTATCCTACAGGTGGAGACAGCGCCTATGTCGCAAAGAAGTCAAAAACAATTGCTGAACAAAACACTCTTATGATTGCTCGTTGTACTGAATGGGACAACGATATATCTATTGAAGAAAAAGAACACTGGGCCAAGAATCTTGGTGTTAGTGACCGCAACAAGTTGGTACGGGCGCTGACCAGCAACCCTCCTGGGCCAAAGATGGAGGAGGTGAAGACTCAGTGCGCCAAGTGCCAAGAGGACCTCATCATTGTGATGGACTGGGTCTCACTTCTATTCGGTTAACCTCACGATTACTTATTGGGAATACGAACTGATTGCCTCTGTATACACAGGGTTTGGTCTAGATGACCTAAAATATATGACAGTCCGTCAAAGGTCTTATTGGTACTCAATGGCTAGATGGCGGAATAAATCTTAAGGTTACCCATGGCTCAAGAAAATCCATTAGTAGATAGTAGAGACGCACTAGGAGATAGTGGTGTACGTCCAGGAATGTCTATGGGTAGCCCAACGGGTAAAGGTGGTCGTTTTGAAAGCGACCTTAAACCATTACAAGAACTTGACACTGCTCTTACAAAATTAAATACAAACATCAATAGGTTGAAGACAGACCTTCCTAAGGTTATTACTTTGACTGAGCAATGGGCTGCAAAGATGCAGAAGGTTGCTAACGCCATGAATGGTATGAATGGTGGTGGCGGTGCCCCTACGGGTGGCGGTGGTGGTAAAGGATACATGCCTGATGCAGGCTCCCTTACACAGCAAAACCTTGGTGGTGGCGGTCCTGGTGGGATGGTTTTTGGTAATGTCACCTACAACGTAGACCGTAGTCAGACAGCCAACGTAATGCGTGGCGGAGGTGGTGGCGGAGGAGCGGGTGCCACAGCAGGAGACATTGCAAAGCAAGTAGCCAGTGCTATTGGTGATGCAATCAACAAGCGTATTGGTGAGAACTCACAGTATTCCTTGTCTGCTAACCGTATTGACATGCTCTACCAACAGACAACTGGTATGGGTGGTCAAGAAGTACGTGACCGTATGCGTGCTCCTTTGTCTCAGTACAAGTTAGGTACTGGTGGTATCAACCAAGTAATGGCCCTACAAGCCTCTACAGGAATTGATGCGTCTAAACAAGGTCGCAGTGCAGAGTTTATTCGTGCTGCTTCGGGATATGGTTACTCTACCGAACAAGCCAACCAGATGGCTCGTGGTCTTGCGGACCCCAATGCTGCTAACCGCATGTTCATGACAATGGGCACTGGGTTGTACAAAATTGGTGGAGAACAACGAAGCAGTTCAGAAGTAATTCAAGCGACTGTGCAGCGTTTGGGACTTACTACTAGAAGTTCTATTGAAGGTGCTTTGGCACCTGGTTCAATGACTCGTGAGCGTATGCGCCAATCAGGTCTTCCTGAGGATATGCAAGATATTACCCTTCAGTATGCTAAAGAAAACTTAGCGTTTAAGAAAAAGGGTGGCACTGGAATGTATGACGCTACTAGCAAAGTTCACCGAAAGTTGATTGGTGTTGAAGACACCTATGCTAACCAACATGCTGAAACTGAGCGAGTAAAGAATGCTCGTGATGAAAGCATGTACAACAAGCAAGCCGACTCTTATGCTGATATGGAGAAGGGTCTTCAAAGTGTAACTAGGGCTTTGCAAAAGTTTGAAGAAGCCATGTCTGGCATTATTGGTCTGAAGATTAAGGCAAAGCCTTACAGTGGCGCTATTAAGGCTGGTTCAACAATCCTTGGTGGTCTCTTAGGTCTTCCATTTGGTCCTGCTGGTGTTGCAGCAGGAGCCACCATTGGTCAGACTGTTGGTAACTTCTTGGGTGACCCAACAGGTGAAAAAGATTCAGGAACTGGTCCTAAGGGTGACGGGGGAAACATTACTAAAAGTCGGGGTGCCTTAGACAAGGTTCACCCACGTTTGCGTACACGCCTTGAAGCCATGATGAAAGAAAACCCAAGGCTATACATTGGTGGCGGTGTTCGTACTACGGCACAACAGAAGGAAATGTTCTTATCACGTTACGAACCAACAACTGAAAAAACAGATGTGTTCTGGAAGAACCAATACTGGAAGCGTGTGCGTGGTGCCGCTGCTGCACCTCCAGGAATGTCAATGCACGAAATTGGATTGGCTGCTGACCTTGCACCAAGCACTGAATTTGACTGGATTAAAGAAAACGCAGCCCGTTTTGGTCTTCGCTCATTCTTTGATGTCAACAATGAACCTTGGCACGTTCAACCAGAAGAACTACCTGCTTCTCGCTTAAAGTATGAAAAAATGGGTGCTCCCTGGGGTCACAACGGAAATGTTACAGAGCCAACGGACACTAATGCATCTGTTGCCAATCTTGAAACATTAATGCACCAAACAGTTAGCGGTATGGGTGGTACTGCTGGCAAAGGTGTCAACATGGCTATCTCTAACTACGCAGGTTTAAGTATGAACTCTGCAATTGAAGCCTTTGGTCTAGACATGATGGGTGCTGGTGGTGGTGGATACTTAAACACCACAGGTGGTGGTACAAACCCAGCCAGCCCAGGAAGTAACTCATCGGGTTCTGGAGGCTTTAACCAAAGTGGTCCTTTAACAGGTGCTCAAGTAGCGGCTGTTATGTATAAAGCAGGGTTTAGAGGAAAACGTCTAGTAGAAGCGGTAGCCATCGCCCACCGAGAATCTCGGTTCAATCCCCGCTCATTGGCTAATGACAGTGACGACCTTTCATATGGTTTAATGCAAATCAATATGAAAGGAGACATGGGCCCAGGTCGTAGAAAAACTTACAAACTTAAGAAGAATGAAGACCTGTTTAACCCTGCTACAAACGCACGAGTCGCTTGGAAGTTATCTGGACATGGTAACAACTGGGACCACTGGAAAGATGATTCAGGAAATCCGCTAAACAATACTAATATTCCGCAAGCCGCTAAGTACGTTAAACAAGCAGGATACGCCACTTCAGGGCATCCTAAACAAGGTGACCCTAATATTGATATGGCTTCTTACGCACCTTCTAGTAGGGGTGGAAGCACTGTAGTTATGCAGGGAGATAGTGGAAATACATTTCATGTTAGTATTGCACCTACAATTAATTTAAATGGTGGAAATAACTATGGGGCAGATGTGCAAAAACTATCTAAAGAGGTTACTAGCCTTTTGGAACGTGAAGTTAAATTACTCATGCTTAGGAGTACATGATGGCTATTAACAATACTGGTTATTCATCAAATCAATTTCTTAATATCTCACAAGTTGAGAGCAATCCTGTTGCTAGGACAACAGCGGATAACCCTGATTTCCTATACCCTGGTCATTCAATTCCAAACGTTTATGATGACCTTTCAATAGGGCCACTAGGAAGACTTCCTGTACAACGTGGTTTTATTCGTGGAATTTTTCCTGAGATTGTTAACCGACTTCAAGAAACTTCGGATAAGAAAAAAACAACAAACAGATATACGAATATCAGTGCTCCTGTTAGGCGTTGCTTTTTTCAGTTTAATCCAAGTATGATTTTACGTTCAGTACAGGCTAGTTCTACAACTCTTAACCCTCTTCTACAAAACCCAACTCAGTTGCTTCAAGCAATTCCAGGTCAGGCTTCTTTTGAATTTCAAATCTTGTTTAATCGTGAATATGAAGTGGCTGGACAGGTGTACCGCACTGGTAATGGTAAAGCGCCCACCACACCTTATTCTCAAATTTTAGATAATTATGGTGCAACTAGTCCAACAGACGATAACCCCAACACTACTGATAATGACAGTCGTGCTGCTAACCCTTACCTACAAAGCCATGTAGGTGACCTTGGTGTACTAACAGACTTATACATTCTTGACTCTATCATTGGTCAATCCATTACTCAAGACTCTATTGATAGTATTTTGGCCTATTGGCAGGCTTCTAAAAATTTAAGAGGTACTGGTGAGAAAGATGCGGACGGCAAAGAAATAAACCCTTATAAGGATGATGATTTTTCAGACAGTGGTGAGTACGCTACAGGTCTTAACAACGTTTTGGGTAACTCTGCGTTCTTAAACCCAATGCCTATTCGTATTGTGTTCTCTTCCCTATTTATGGTAGAAGGATTTGTAACTGCATCTAATGTTGCTTTTCACAAGTTCAATGAGAATATGGTTCCAACTGTATGTCAAGTAACACTTAGTGTACAGGCTCTTTATATTGGTTTTGCTCGTAAAAACTCATACATTACTCAACAACTTGAACAGCAAATTACACAAGAAATTGAAAATTCAGAAGCAGATGCAGCCGCTACAAAAGTAGCAAAAACAGCACTAGAAAAAGATACTCAATCTATTCTTGCTAATATGCGTTTTAGTCATGCTGGTTGGAATACTGGTATTGACGCATACGTTCCAGACTGGGAGGCTAACGAGTATTCATTAAATAAATGGTGGAAAGCCATTTATGACGCAAATAAAGCAAAGCATTATGTAGACCCTGATGAGTACTATAAATTGAGGTACACCTTATTAGGTTCAACCCTTTCTCCTACAAAATCTTTTAGATTTTGGACAAGCCCAAGATTCAAAAATTTGGTTAATAGTAAAGCCGCTATTACAAACCTGTCAGTAACTAGTGTAAAACTTTACTTCTATGATGCAAGTAGTGGAAAGTTGCCTGCTTGGGCAACAGACGATGAGATAAAAAGGTTATCTAATACGGGGAAACTGTCATCAGGAAATTATAAGAACCTACAACCAATTGCAAAATGTAATGTTTTTAGATTAGATGCGGACCCTAACCAAATTCAAGGTGTTAGTACATATGATAAAACAAACTTAAGTGACTTAGAATCTGAAAAACTAATAAAAGGTAAAAAAGATGAACCATACGAAGAGTACTGGATTACAGATGATATGGACGCATACGGGTTTGATGATGACCGTATTAAAGCAAACCCAGCAAGGTACTTTGGAGACTCCGTAAAAATATTGGCTCAACTAACACTAACTGCCACATTTGCAGGAGCAGGTGGTGGAGAAGTTTCAACAAAAGTAATTAAATCTGTTGTGCACACTTTGAATTCTGATACAGAGTTTGGTTTTCTAACACCTTTTGGTATTGACTTTGGATTTTGGTATAACAACAATGATTAATGCAAATTCTAGATATAAAGCAAACCTATGGGAACGTGATGGTGTTGTATACAGCATTGCCGTAAAAAATGATAAATACACAACTCGTAAAACAATGCTAATTACGGCTATAGAAGGTGACACCTTTGACAAGATTGCTGCACGAGTTCTTAATGATTCTACTCAATATTGGAAGATTGCTGGGATAAATCCAACAGTTCGGTTTCCTGATTACATCCCTGCTGGAACGGTTATTGCTGTACCACTTTCATGATTTTTAAAACTGCTTCTCCAATATCTCCTGATGTATTAATTGCCATTGACAATGTCAATGTTGATTACATGGCTTTACAGAGAATCAGTATTGAACAACGTGAAAACCATCATGATTTACTAACGTTAGATTTTAGTGGTTTTAACCCAGAACTATTTACAAGTTACTTAGAAAAACCAGTGACTGTGACTATTAGTTACCCCAACTTAGAAAGTTGTGATTTTTATGGGTACATTACATTTATTGAACCAACAGCCGTAACTAACCAAGGTCTAGTAGACGGTAGCCCATTTCAAATGGTAAGGGTTTATTGTTTAGGTGCCAGTTACTTAATGAAATCAAAAACTTCAAAGGTTTGGGAGAACGTAAGTCTTTATGATATTGCTTTAGAGATTGCTGAAAAATACGATTATTCACTGTCAATACCTAAAGATACTTATAGGTTCGCTCGTGTTGCACAAACCGCAGAATCAGACTGGGAACTACTTGTACGATTATCTAAAAAACTGGGGTATGTTGTATCCAACCATGGTACTCACATACACATTTGGGATTCTTACAAAGCCTTAAGGCGTGAAGTTTCATATGCAACTTTAAATACTATTAAAGGACTCAATGGGGACGTTACACCAAACTTAGGTCAAATAATTATGTTTGAAGCACAGTATGGTGCTATTACCCCTGAGGCTACCCGTGCACCTGACATCATACATGTACTAGACAGAGACGGAAAAGTATCTTCAATCTCAAGTTCACTCATTACAGAAACTTCTGGACTAGGTAACCCTATCCAATCTATCTTTACTAATGTGCTTAATGAAAATGCTGATACATATGAAATGGGACACCGAGCAGTGTCGGCAGCCCTAAGGACTGGGTTCTCTGTGACAGCAAAAGTGATGATTACTGGATTACCTACTCTCCGTCCTGGAAGTATTGTAAAAATAAATAAGTATGAATCAGATTTTGACGGATACTGGTATGTACAGGAAGTACACCATCAGATAACAAAATCTGAGTTAGTAAGTTATTTAAAAATTGCAACAGATAGCACCCCAGTAACAACACTTTCACCTAATGTGGTACGCCCCTATAAAGCCCCGCCAGAACCTAATCTCATTAAAGGAAAATGGGTAACTGGTTCTCATTCTATAGAAATCTATGAGTAGGTAATACTATGAAAGCAATTAAAATCCCATTTTCGTTTTCAGGAGGAGGGGTAGTGGAAACAACAGATGTCCTTAAGTCTACGGAACAGAAAATTGTAGATGTTTTAACTACACGTCCTGGAGAGCGTGCAATCAACACAAACTATGGGGTTGGCATCCAAGGACTCCTGTATGAGGTTATGAATCCTTTGGTTTTTGATGACTTTAAATCTGAGGCAATTGTAAAAATAAATGAAGAATTGGATTCTGGTAGAGTATTAGACATGTCAATTACCTACCCCGATTCTCCTGAAATGTCTTTTGCAGAAGATTCCGTGATATCAATTAATGTTTTATATAGTGTGCCTTTGTATGGCACTCGCAGCCTTTTGTTTACCGTAACTTCAGATATTTAGTAGGTTTAACTATGCCAAATTTTGACTATACAAGTCGTGACTATTACTCAATCCGAGAAGATTTATTGTCACGTGCATCACAACTACCTATCGGTACTTCATGGACAAGCCGTTCAGAGGCTGATTTTGGTATCATGCTTGTAGACCTTTGGGCTTACATGGGAGACGTTCTACATTTTTATGTAGATAGGGCAGCGGCAGAGACCTTTTTACGAACTGCCACACAACGTGATTCTGTTCTTGCAATTGCAAACCTTCTTGACTACGAAACACTTACAAAAGATTCAGCAGAAGCCACAGTAACAATTGTTGCAACAGAGGCATGGACAGGTCTTGTTGTAATTCCTAAATACACAACTTTTGTAGCACCTGCCAGAACAGCCACAGAATCAACATACTATTATGTTTCAACTGCTTCGGCATCTATGTCTGCTTCTAATACCCCTGTTGATATACCTGTAATTGAAGGTGTGGTAGTTCAAGATGAACTACCAAAGTCAGTAGGCACAACCCTTGGAAATGTTAGCAATGGTACTCCTGACCAACGGTTTAACCTTGGTTACTACAATGTGCTAGAAAACACATTAGAAGTAACAGTCTATGAAGGACCTTTGGATTCAAATAACGAACCAACAGGAATACCGTATAGGTATGTAACACGCATTACAGAATCTGAATCATATGAACGAGTATTTACTTTAACAACTTCTTCCGACAATGTTGCTCAAATTATTTTTGGTAATGGTATTAATGGAAAGATTCCTGAAAACGGTGCTGAAGTAAAAGCAACCTACGTTCGTAGCAATGGGTCATCAGGAAATATTGGCCAAAACAGAATTACATCATTTTCTAATTCAATTACTGGTGTACGTGTGTTGTCTTCTACGTCTGCAACTGGTGGCTACGATGATGAATCCATTGTCTCTATGAAGGCAAACATTCCTTTGCTTTTTAGAACTCAAGATAGAGCAGTGTCTTTGCAGGACTTCAAGGACCTGTCATTACGCATTCCAGGCGTATCCAAGGCTACGGCCTCTAATGATGGTGCTAACGTAACAATTTACCCAGTTGCATATCAAGCAGATTACTTAGAGAGTAGTTTTGGAAACACTATCACTGTTCCTGCAACACTACAATCCACAACTCTTTCTTATTTTGAACCAAGAATGATGATTGGGGCAAGTGTAGGTGTAGCAGCCTCTATATCATTGACTCCTGTATACCTAAATGCTGACATTGTTGTTAAAACTGGGTACGTACAAAGATGGATACTAGAAGCAGTAACTGCCGCACTGGACAATATTTTTGCATTTGACAATGTTACGTTTGGTCAAACTTTGTCATTAGGACAAATATATAGAACTATTATGGGAATTGATGGTGTTGACTATGTCACCATCACAGGTTTTAATACTTCTAACGTCAACACAATTCCAAATAACACAATCACTGCGTCAGCCACAAGTTTGTTAAGAAAAGGTGCTTATGACTTAGCGGGTATTTCTGGTGGTGTTGCTGGATAATGGTTACCACTTCTTTTACACTCCGTAAAACTGCAACTGGTTACGGTTCTTTTACTCGTAAAAATACAGATGATACGGCGTTACGTTCCGATAATGTTGTAATCACTACTAATACACTGGTTGGTAACAGTACTTTTAGTGCCAACACTATAGACCATGAAAGAGTTTTACTTTCATGGCAATTATCTTTCCCGTTAGTTACTACAGGTGTTGAACCTTCTCCTGTACAACTTGTCATTGTTGCTTCAACAACAGGAGAACCACAAACCATAAAAGATGGTTCTATTGTTTTTTCTACTGCATCTAACACTGTTAATAGTTATGCAGACGGTGTACGTGTAGAAAAAGGTAGGTGGGTGTATTACTCACTGTTTGCAAAGTACTCAGACTTTGGAACACCAGAAACAACTTGGTACGAACGCCTTACCAGTTTGTATATACAGATTCCTAAGAACTACAACTCTGTAAATAACCTTTGGGCACGTATTCCTGAACACTACAGAACAATGGATGCTGAACAAGAAGGACAACCGCTGTACAATTTCTTGGAATTGTTTGGTTGGGAAATAGATAGAGCACGCACTTTAGTTGATTCTGTAGCATTGTCTAATGACCCAGAATTAGCAGTAACCCCTGCACTTGCTGAGTTGGCATACCAACTTGGCCTTGAAACTACTATTGAGGCGGTAGGTGCAACAAAAATACGAAGGCTTTTAAGTGGTATTGGACAAGTTCGTAAAAATAAAGGAACTTTACAAAGCATTAATTATTATTTAAATGCTTTAACAGGTTCAACAGTTACTTATATTTTAAATGCTGGACAACATGTCTTTAATGTGCATTCACAACGAGTGAACTTTTGCTCAGACCCCACATTTAATCAAGCGGCTACAACCCCAACAACGGGAACAGGTGCTACCTACCGAACATCAAAAACTACTTCCTCAACTTGGGGTGTTTATTCGTACGGAGCAACTTCTACAACAGGTGCATCTGTAACCACAAATGGAAGCCAACTAACAGTTAGCAACGTTGGTACAGGAACAATTACAGCACTTGTTTACCAAAGAAACCCTTTTCCGTACTACCCAGCAGCCGATTTATACACAAATTTTAGCCCAACTATCTCAGGTGGTGCTTCTTTTGTAAATTTCCACATTTCACAAAATTCTGTAATGACTACCTGGGAGGCTGGTGTAAGTGGGGGGAGTGTTCCAGCAACCCTTTATTATGACACTTGGAATACTTCTAAAAAAGAATTACCTGTTAACCCTCTACACCCAGCACAACAACGTTACTCAATACTTTCAAATAGTTCTTCTGAAAATACAGTTAGTGTAGTACCTGTACTAACTTTTTCATTACCTGCTGGTGCATCAGTTGTTATCAAAAATTGGTTAGTTGAACCATATGCATCTGGTGATTACTTTGATGGAAGCACTAAAGAAGGCGGTTACATACCATCACTTTCGGGTGGTGGAATAGGTACCTATGATTATCGCTGGGCTGGAACAGAGCGTGCATCGTTTTCTTACTATATGCTGGACTATAAACGGGTCTCTGACATTACAGAAAATATTATTAAAAATTATATTGCTCCTGTAACTGTAAAAGATGACGTTCAACTTAACTGGAATTACTATTACGGAAAGACCTAATGGACTACTTACTTGGCGCACTAGCGGTTTATAAAATTACACACGTTTTGGATATGTTGACCCCCAAGGAAGCAATGCCATGGGTAAAAGTTGTGTTCTCATTACTGGTCAGTTTCATTATCTCATTTGCGTTAGGGTTGCCTAACATACCTATTGCAGGTTGCGTTGTTGCCACACTTGCTGGTATAGTACATGCACTCCTGCGGCTTATCATGCTTTTGGGAGACATGACACAACGTAAAACACTGAGGTAACAAAATGACACACTACGGAATTGTTGGTGGCGGTAACCACCCACAGAACATCATTGAAGATGGTCTTAAAGACATCTACCACGACAATGCAGACCATACTCTGTATTTGAATTGTCGTAAGGGTGCCACTGACTCAGAAAAGCGTGTGTACACATACATTCTTGACAACAACATTCCGTTCCTTGCTGTGTCACAAAATGGTTCAGCACCAAAGGTACTTGTTGAGACTGCTGATTACATTGTAGATGGTGGTGCATCAGCCGAGCACGCAATCATTAAAGAACTTGCCGCTAACGGTGGAACTCTTCTCATCTTGTGGGATGAAGAAAATGAAGAACGCATGAATCAGATGGTTATCCAAGCAACTGACTTGGGTGTAAATGTTCTTGAATTAAGCAATGGACTCACACCATTTGTACTTGATGAGGCCGAGCCAGCAGAACCCATTACAGAAACACCAACGCCAAAAGCAGAGGTTGAACTTGAACCACTGACTCGTGATGATTTGGACGACATGAGTATTGGCCTTTTGAAGAAGGCTGCGTTTGCACAAGGTATTGCAGATGCTGGTGGAATGTCAAAGAGTGAACTTGTCAACGTTCTTGTAGAAGACGAATCCCCTGTAGTATCAGCAGACGTACACAACGCCAGTGATATTGGAAATGGTTTCTTTGTATGGCTTGAGAAGGGTGAAGTACAGTGTCACCCATTGCCACCAACTTTAGTTAAGTACCTTATAGAAGAACTAAAGACCTACTAGTTATTTAGTAGAAGCAGTTAACTGCCAACGCCACTTCTTGTGCATGTCATCACGTTCTGCCAAGAAGTTCATAATCCCTTGTTCGTTTGCCTTTTGGGCTTCCTTTTGAGCGGTTGCGATTGACTCCAAGATGCCATCATTGAGGCGGAGCAATTCCTTTGCCATTGCCTTTGGTTCTGGCTTAACATCCTTCGCTTCAATGGTACGAAGGTCAATGAATTTGCTGAGTGTGAACGGCGCATACTCTCCTAACTTACGAACATCTTCTGCTAGTGGGTCAATGCTGGAATACACATCCTCATAGATTTCTGCAAAGAGACTGTGGTACTGAGAGAAGTCTTGACCTTCTACGTTCCAGTGAAACCCGTGCGCAGTGAAGTACATCGTTACAGCATCTGCCAAAACTGTTTTAAGGGCATTCGTAAGAGCCATTACCATTTCACCCTGTCTGCCCAATAAGCGGCACTCATCTTGCCCTTCTTGATGTTCTTTGCATGACGAGCCTTGAACGCCTCATTACGTTCTGAACCGTCAGGTGAACCTTCTACACCTTGCTGACCAAAGCGAATGGTTTTGATTTGGTCGCCAACTTTAGCAACAACAATATGAGACTTGGTTGGGTGGTCAGGTGTTGCCTTGGGTTTATTAAAACCTGTTACACCAGCACGCTCAAGACGTGGGTCTTTTTTAGAAGCCATTACTTTTTATCTTTCTTGGATACAGCCATATTGTCCACAAGGTTTGGGTATGGGCGACCCGCTGCCTTAGCACGGGCTTTTGCCTCGGACTTCTGTTCAGGGGTCAATTTCTTGTCTTTTTTAGAAGGGTCTGGCTTGTCCCAGACTTCTTTTTTCTTTGATGCCATTTACCCATTATAGCGTTGCGCTTACGCCTAGGGAGGTGTACACTTACAACCCCTACGGAGGTACCATATGTCAACTAAACGACCCTCACAACGCTTCTCAGGCCCCTTTCTGGCCATTCCACGATGGGTACTCCAGTACTTGAATGACGATGGAACTACAGCCTTGGTGCTTATGCATCTGTGTTGTTACCTGAATGCCGACCAGAGCGTTTGGGCCAGTTATAACACCCTTGCCAAGAACTCAGGGTTGAGCCGTAGCACGGTCATCCGCTCCATACAGAAACTCTGTGAGATGGGTGTCCTGATTAAGACAAAACGTTCTATGGATGGTCGCAATGCACCCAACCTTTACTCCATGAATTTTAACAATCCAGGCACCTTCAAACTGCCTGATGGTGTCACCAGTGATACCACCCCCCTAGTGTCTCCCATGACACCACCTAGTGTCACCCATGACACCACAGGTAGTAGCACCCGTGACACCCCTAACAAGAGTAAAGAACAAGAAGAAAAAAACAAGAAAGGATTTGAGAGAGTTGACTCTCGGTTAATGTCATGACATCACGACATCATGATGATTGGGGAACCCCGCTTGGTGGTGACCCCGACAGCCCCAAAGAAAGTACAGCCCCAAAGAAAAAAACCGCCAAAGATTCCTTGACAGGTTTGGTTTATTATTTTAGTAACGCTATGCCTTTGGAAGCCATGACCCGTATCGGTGCCCCCGTAAATGGTCCCGCCCTCATGAAGGGTTTTAAAAAACTTGTGGAAGCGGGCTTTACACACAGCGATATTCGTGGCATGATTGACACCTTCGCTAGTAAGTTGCGAGCAAAACCACTAAAGCCCGAACTACTGGCTTGGCGTGTATTCTTGGGAGACCTTGATTCACTCGCACAAAGTTTCCGCACAAGCAACCCTAATGAAGATTACGGCAAGTGGGGACTTGACCCTAGATTGATGGAGGACTAATGGCCGAATGGCGTAGCGACCGCTACTGGCGAAATCGCCCAGTAGAAGAACGTTTGAAGAACGCCCGTGTTCCTGCTCGGTATGCGGACAAGAGTTTTACAACGTATGACCAAGACAAAGGAGACCCTGCGTCTTTTGCTGGGGTAAGCAAGTGGGCCAGTTCTGCTGATAAACACGTCAAGAATGGGATGGGCATCTTTTTGTTTGGTCCCACAGGTACAGGTAAAACACACCTAGTTCAGTCCGCTTTGAAAGATGCGGTTAGTAAGAACTTACTTTCGGGAATCTTCATTACCGCTGACCGTTACTTGGACATGGTTTATGACGAGACCCGCAACCATGGTGAACTGTCAGATGGTTACTCAGACCCAAACCTGCTTATGTACATGCGCCGTACCTTTGACATTTTGGTACTTGACAGTCTTGGTTCGGAACGCACCACAACTGACTTTGCACGAAGTGCATTGGCAGCATTGATTGATAATCGTTATGAGGAAAAAAAGACAACACTCATTACGTCCATTCTGACTCCCGACACAATTGGTCATCGTTATGGACAGCATCTTGCGTCTGTTATTCACGAAAGTAGTTTCATCATTGAAACCGCAGGACTTGATTACAGGACACGCCGTGCAGGGTAATGACATCAGTTTAGGAATTGACGCTGGTCAAGGTGTCATCTTTGAGGGGTTGCTTGCTGTACCCCCTGACAAAAAGTATTCAATCTTCAAACGCAACAATGAGATGAGCGAGAAGTACATTCGTGACTGGCGACCAAATGAACTTGCGTTGAAAGCCTTGATAGATACTTCCGACCGCCTGGGTGTAAGCACAGAGGTTTACACGTTTCTTCCATTTGCAGAAGAGATTGAAAGTTGGCTTTTCCGTAAAGGTGTGTCACTTCCTGTATACCATTACAAAAACATAGAAGAGTTGGCATACGACTTGCGCTTTAAGCGTTCCATCCGTAGAATCATCGTTCCTACTGAAGAGCAAGCATCTATTATTGGGATGCGAGCAACAGTGGTTGACCCTCAGAAAGCCTGGACAATGTAATGGCAAGTGCCGAACATCTATTAATCAGCAAAGTCATTCAAGAGTCCTCTGTAACAGAAGTCGTTAACGCAGGCATCAAGCCGTCACACTTCAGTCCTAACTTCTCAGAGATTTGGTCTTGGATTCTTTCTTATTGGCGTGAGCACAGTGCAGTACCGTCTGCTCGTGCTTTCAAGCAAGAGTACGCAGACACACTTTTGTTGGATGCATCTGCTGAACCTTTCTCAGCATTAGTTGATGAAATCTACGAAGCCTTTAAGCGTGAGCATCTCATTCAATCCATTGCTGCTGCAATGCCTGCTCTCAATAACAATCTTATTGAAGAAGCATATAAAGAACTTTCAGCAGGGTTACAACGGGCCAGTACAGAAACTGCACACCTTCGTGACGTTGACATCATCACTAACTGGGAAGAACGTCTTGCTCGTTATGAAGAGATGCGCAACACACCAAACTCTTTGCGTGGTATCCCAACAGGGTTCACTGGTCTTGACCGCATCACCGCAGGTCTTCGCCCACAACAGTTGATTACATTTGTTGGTGAAGCCAAAAAAGGTAAGTCGCTTATGACACTCATAATGGCAAGTGCTGCTCACATGCATGGCACATCACCAATGTATGTTTCATTTGAAATGAGTATTGAAGAACAGACTGCTCGTTATGACGCTCTGCTCTCAGGTGTTTCACACACTCGCATCTTGCGTGGCGACATGTCTCAGAAAGACATGGAGAAGTTGGAAAAAGCACTGCGTCTTCAAAAGAACATGCATCCGTTTGTGATGACCGAAGATACTTCATCACTCACTACGGTGTCCGCTTTGACAGGCAAGGTTCAGCAGTACCGCCCAAGCGTTCTGTTTGTTGACGGTGTTTATTTGATGGATGATGAGCAGGGTGAACCTAAAGGAAGTCCACAGGCTCTTACAAACATCACACGCTCACTCAAGCGACTTGCACAGCGTTTTGATATCCCCATCATCATTACAACGCAGGTGTTGTCATGGAAGTTGGGTAACAAGAAAACTCGCCAAGTAACTGCCGATGCAATTGGTTACACATCATCATTTGCACAAGACTCTGACTTGGTGCTAGGTGTTGAATCAGACCCAGACATTGATGACCAAGCAATCATCCGAGTGTTGCTTGCTCGTACCGCACCTAAGGGTGAGGTTCGTATTAAGTGGGACTGGGAGAACATGGACTTTACGGAAGTAGATGAAGATGACAGTAGCGGTAACTGGTACTACTAGTCTTGTAGACGTTCTTCTTTCTGTTGGTGTTGAAGTCACCAATGTAGGTGAGCGTGAGATTAGTGGACGTTGTCCTGTACACATTGCAAGAACTGGTAAAGCAGATGGGTCCCCTTCGTGGTCTATGAATGCAACTACTGGTGCATGGATTTGTTTTTCTTGCGGTGCTCGTGGTTCTTTGATGGGGCTTGTACAAGACCTCACAGGTTCTGACCAACCTGCTTACGACTACTACGCCACTGTTGCAACTATGGGCCTTGAGCGTTTGACAATGCCTCAAGTTACTTACAAACAAGAAGCAGACGTAGTTCAGTACTCAAAGTTTGATGACATCCCAGAAGAAGAATTGAGCAAGCGACACTTAACAGCAGAAGCCTGCAAAGTGCACGCAGTGCGCTGGGATACAAAGAATGAGTGTTGGGTTCTCCCATTGTTTACCCGTGACAGAAACTTGTTGGGGTGGCAATCTAAAAAGTCAGGGTGGGTTCGCAACTTTCCAGTGGGTGTAAAGAAGTCCGAGACTTTGTTTGGTATTGAGCGGTTTAAGGGAGGCACTGCTGTTCTTCTAGAGTCCCCCCTTGACGTTGTGCGTCTGACCAGCGTTGGTTCTGAATTTCAAGGTCTTGCCAGTTTTGGCGCTGCAATCAGTGATACCCAAATCAACATGTTGGAACAGTATGCTGACCGTCTTATCGTGGCAATGGATAATGACGAAGCAGGTCTCAAGGCTTCTCAAAAGTTGTTTTCATCTTTACCAAGGTTCCGCAAAGGTGTGCTTTGGTTAAACTATGATGGTACTGATGTTAAAGACATTGGTGACATGACCAACGAACAGATTGCTCACGCCATCTCCACCGCCTCCGCTATCCCAAAGTGGTTTAAATGACATTTACAGGAACTCTCTACCCCTTTCAACAAGAAGCCCGTGACAAGATGGTTGACCGTGGTCAAATACTTCTTGCCATGGTTATGGGTGCAGGTAAAACCCCCACAACGCTTTCGGCTGTTGAAGCCCTTCTAGATGCTGGCGACATTGACCGCATTGTTGTTGTAGTTCCTTCGTCCCTAAAGTATCAGTGGCTTCGTGAAATTAAGAAGTTCACTACTTCTCGTGCGGTTGTAATTGACGGTACTCCCAAAGAACGTGAAGCACTTTGGCGATTGTCCCGCAATGCTCAGTACACCATCATCAACCCTGAAATGCTTATTCATGATGAACCCTTGTTTAAAAAAGCGGCCTTTGATGCAATGGTTATTGACGAAGCGACAATCATAAAATCATTTAGTGCCAAGCGTTCCAAGTTGCTGAAGAGGTTGGGTAAAACCTGCCATTACCGTTTTGCATTGACAGGTCAACCAATTGAGAACCGACCTGAGGAATTGTTCTCAATTATGCAGTTTGTTAACCCAAACATTCTTGGACGGTTTGACATCTTTGACAACACTTTTATTGTCCGTGACAGTTACGGTAAGCCTGTCCGTTACAGAAACTTGCAACAACTTAATAAGACAATCGGGGATGTCATGGTACGCCGTACCCGTGAAGACATCCAAGACCAATTGCCAAAGGTCATCAATCAAGTAATCCCTGTTCAGTTTGATGTTTCAGGTGGTAAGGCTTATCGCATGATTGCTGCCGACCTTCTTCAGGAACTCCAGTCGGCTGTCAACCAATACGGTAAAGGTTTTGACTTGTGGGCTCATTACAACAGTGGTGGTGGCGGAGAGGCCCAAGGTCAGATTATGTCCCGCCTCACCGTTCTTCGTATGCTTTGTGATAACCCCAGCCTTGTGTTTGACTCCGCAGAGAACTACCTTGACCCAAGTACCTCTGAAGGTAGTGAGTACGCTTCCCATGTAATTGCGCATGGTTGGTTGACCAAGTCCGCCACTAGTCCTAAATTGGATGCAGTGCTTGAGTACATTAAGGATGTTCTTAATGAAGACCCAAATAACAAAGTGGTTCTATTCTCATTCTTTAAGAAGAACCTACGGCTTATCAAGGAAGCAACGAAGGGACTTTCTGAAAGCGTTCTCTTTATGGGAGGAATGTCTGCGGAAGAGCGAGACACCGCAAAACAGCGTTTCGCTGCGGACCCAAATGTCCGTCTCTTTCTATCTTCAGACGCAGGTGGATATGGAGTGGACCTACCGAATGCTAATTACCTTATCTCCTACGACCTCCCCTGGTCAGCAGGAAAACTAGACCAGAGAGATGCCCGCATCATCCGCCTATCTTCAACACACCCCCACGTTACAATTACTTCATTCGTAATGAAGGGTTCCATTGAGGAGCGTCAGTACGAAATGCTTCAACAAAAAAGAGGAATTAATGGCGCTTTTATTGACAAGGGGTATGACAGTCATGGTAAGTTTGAACTTAACGTGGGGTCGCTAACAGATTTCATGAACAACTCAGAGGTATAAATATGAACAAACCAATTGATTACTACGAACGACTTGCGCAAGAATTCAAGAAGTCCAAAGAAGCCATTGACCTTTTGACTAAGCGTCAGAACGAAATGAAGGCTGAACTTATTGAAGCAATTAAGGAACAAGGTTTTGAGGACGACAAGGGTCACAAGTGGCTCAAGGTTGGTTCCCTTGAATTGAAGTACGAGCGCCGAGTCAGTCGCTCCTTTGATGAGGGTGCCGCAGATAACTGGGCCCATGAAACTGGTCGCTGGGATGATTTGAAGCGAACTGTAGAAATGCTTGATGAAGACAAACTGCTTGCCCTTGCTTGGGAAAACGAGGACGTTGCAGAAACTATTCAAGAGTTTTACATTGAAAAAGAAACGTGGGCTTTCAAGGCATGAAAGACCCATTGGATTTATTTGGTGACCTTCCAAACTTTCCTGGAAAGACACCACCTAAAAACAAATTGGTTGAAAAGAAAGTTGCTACCCATGGTTTTGACCGCTACAATGGAGCAAAATCAAAGGTCTTCATCATTAACGATGAAGCCCAGCAATTTTTTACGGTTGGAGAGTTTGGTAAAGCGTTAGGTCGCAAAGCCAGCACCATCCGTATGTGGGAGTACCGAGGCATCTTGCCAAAGGCTAACTTCCGCACACCACCTCCCGAAGGTTCCCAACTGCCAGGAAAGGAACCTAAAGGACACAGACTTTATAGTCTGAGGCAACTTGACTTCATCATTGATACTGTGGAAAAATACCAACTGGATGACCCACTGAAGGCTCAATGGGAGTCAGCCAAACAACACATAAAAAACAACTGGCCAAGATAAAGAAAGTAAAGAAATGTCACACGACTTTGACGAAGAAGCGGAAGTTCCAACTTCTGCACCAGCACCCGTAGCGACAGCGCCTGCTGCTCGCCGCATTATCCGTTCGGGATGGGAAGGTGTCTCTGCTGTAAAAGATGCAGACTCCCCTTACGCAACTCGCCTCCGTATTGAGGACGAGCCCATCATCATTAAGTTCCTCAGCGATGAGCCATACGCATCGTGGAGACAGCACTGGGTTGAGCGCCAAGGTCAGAAGTCCTTTGTTTGCATCGGTGAGTTTGACGAGTGCCCACTCTGTGACGCAGGCAATCGCCCATCCATTCGTATTGCTTTCAACGTTGTGCTCCTTGCCTCTGATGGTAACCACGCACTTCGTTCTTACGAAGTTGGTCCTCGTGTCATTGACCAGTTGAAGAATTTCCACAATGACCCTCGCACTGGTCCATTGTCCAAGCACTTCTGGGCAGTCAGCAAGACTGGTAAGGGCGCTACCAGCGCAACCGCTCACCAGTTGGTCCGTGACCGTGACCTTGAAGAGTGGGGTATCAACTCCTTCACAGATGCAGACCACTCATACTGGTCTGAAAAGGCTTACACAGCCGACATCATTCAGATTCCAAACCGCTCAGACCTTATTTCAATCGCAGCGGAAGAGGCGTAATGTCTGTGGGGCCAACACCCCACGTCATTTCAAGTCTTGCCGAACTTGCCAACGTTGTGGACGAGATTCGCAACGTTGGCATGTTTGCTTTTGACGTGGAAACCCGTGGGGTTCTGGAGAGACACCCTGATGTAGAAGAGGTCATGATTCAAGATTGGAAAGACCATCTTTCTACTTTGAAGAACCCAAGTCCTGAGATTGCAAACCGTGCTCGTGAAAACTTTGAGGCACAATACAGAAAGTCTCTGGCACTTGACCCTTTACGCAACGAAGTCTTTTGGATTGGTCTAGCCACTGCTGGTAAGTCATGGGCAATCCCCATGGGTCACAAGCGTGGTGTCATGTTGACACCAGAAGAGATTGGTGACGGTACAACCACACCACCCCCTGGTTACCGCAAGGTTCTCAAGAATGGGCAAGAGTCCATGGCTAAGGCTAAGTATGTAGTACCTGCTACCTATGCGGATGCCCCTGAACAGTTAAACAAAGCCGATGTATTCCGTGCTCTCAAAGTTTTGTTCTTTGATGAGGCTCTTGTGAAGATTGGTCAGAACGTAAAGTTTGATGCTCGCTCCATCAGCAAGTACTACGGTGGTGATATTCCCGTAGGGCCGTATGCCGACACTATGTTGATGCAGCACCTTGTGGACGAGAATTTAATGTCTTACTCACTTGAAAACCTCATCATGAAGAACTATGACAAGCATGATGCCTACGCTCGTGACGGTAAGTTGGGTAAGGTCATTGACCTAGTTCCTTACGACAAGGCGGTGCGCTACGTCCACCTTGACGTTCGTTGGACATGGTTACTGCACCAACGACTTTGGCCCAAGATTTGCAACCATGAAGGTCTGCTACGTTGCTTCTATCAGGATTCTCAAGTTCTTGAGACTTTGATGCACATGGAAAATAATGGAATCCCTGTCAATGAGCGCCAGTTGGTAAGCCTTGGTAAGGAACTTGACGACAAGTTGCAACACATCTTGCTTGACTTGTCTGATTACACACCTATTGGTTTTAACCCTGACTCAACTAAACACAAGCAACAGTTTTTGTTTAACAACAAACGTGAGGGTGGTCTTGCCCTAAAGCCCCACAAGACAACCGCTACAGGTCAACCATCTGTAGATGAAGAGAGTCTTAAGTTCCTTGAGCACAAGCACCCAGCCATTACCATGTTGCTAAATTGGGCTGAAACAAAGAAGTTGAAGTCCACCTATGTTGATGGCTTGATTCCACAGTTGAATCAAGGTCGCTTGCATCCATCATTCCACCTTCACCGCACAGCCACAGGTCGTC